CAAACCGCCAGCCGTGAACTCGGCGGTTTGCGCGGCGCCCCCCAGCTGAACCCGTCACTGGCCGGGATCCGCAACGCCGGCCCCACCCAAACCCCCGCCGTCAAACCGCTGGCGATCACCGCGTCGGCGGGTTTGCCGGGTGCGTTCGACTCCGGCGCCCGGATCACCGAACTGAGCCAACTGGGCAGTCTCGCCGAGGACCGGGCCCGGTCGATGAGCGTCGGCGCCGGCGCGGACCGGCGGGTCATGGCCATGCGCAGCCGGGACCGGGGGCAGATGGGGTTGATGGTCGACGCGTTCGGCGGCACCCCACTAGCGAAGATCCACCGCGATTTCCCGACCCTGCTCGGGCTCGACAGCGGCCCCGACGTCATTCAGAAGTATCAGGATGAGATCCGCGGCAAGGCCCGGCCGGCCGCGTTCGAAGCCCTGGTCGCGGCGGGCGGGTGGTGCGCCCCCGGCCAGCCGTACTGGGACTTCTTCAACGTCACCTGCCAAGGCGGCATGATCGACCTGCCCACGTTCAACGTCACCCGGGGTGGGATCAACATCCCCACCTCCCCCACCGTGGCGGACGCGTACACCCCCGACCTCGGCCTGTACGAGGCGGATTTCAGCAACGCCACCGTCCCCTGGTTGTGGACTGAGGCCGACGACATTCTCACCGTCACCGGGTCCACCAACAAGCCCTGTCTGCGGGTGCCTTGTTCGGAACTGACCCCGTACCGGTTGGAGTGCTACGGCATCTGCATCACCGCCGGGAACCTGGCCGACAACGCCTGGCCCGAATCGACGGCGAACTTCCTGCGGCTGATCCAGAACGTGCACTACCACGCGTCGAACGCCCGGTACATCTCCCAGATCCAAACCCTCGCCGGGGCGACCATCACCCAGGGGGTTTCCTGCTCCGGCGGTGGCCGCGGCGCCGCCGCGCCGCTGCTGAACCTGGCCGACATCGCCGCCACCGACTACAGGGCCCGCTACGGGGCCTGCCCCGACGACGTGATCGAAATGGTGCTGCCCACCTGGGCGAAGGTGGCGGTGCGCTCTGACCTGGCCAAGCGGACCGGGGTGTCGGACCTGTTCTGCGTCACCGACGCGCAGATCGCCCAGTGGTTTAACTGCCGCAACATCCGGTTGCAGTTCGTCGAGGACTACCAGACCCGCGCCACCGGGCAGCCTGGGGCGTCAACCCCGATCACCACCCTGCCCGGCAACGTCGACTTCATGATCTGGTTCCCGGGTGCGGTGGCCCGCGGCAACGGGATGACCCTGAACCTGGGGGTGGTGCGTGACTCGACGTTGAACGCGGAGAACGACCACACCGCCCTGTGGATGGAGGAGTGCCACCTGATCGCCCAGTTCGGCCCAGCCCCCCGCCGGTACAACGTGGAGATCTGCCCGGACGGCACGACCGGTGCCGCGGACCTGACCTCCTGCTGCCAGTAAGCCCAGCCGGATGGTTAACGGCTTGACCAGTGTGAGGGGGTGAGACGCGATGCCGGGACCCCGGCCGATCGTTGATCCCCCCACCCTGGTGCCGCGTGCGTACGGGTTGTGGTCGGTGGTGGAGGACCGCTCCGCCCTGCTCACTGATGGGCATTGGCGCAACGGCCTGTTGTGGGAGGACCTGTGCGGCACCGGTGGCACCAGTTACGACGACTACTGCCTCGAGACCAGCCCGGACGCTAAAGCGGCGAACGTCAACCGGTACAAGTTCGGCGCCACCCCGTTCGTCGCGTTCGCTGAGATCGACTGCTCGCCGGTCGGCTACTCGCAGGAGGAGAACCAGGCCCTGGCGCAGGCGGCGTTGATGAAAACCGAGCCGTACCAGGTGGAGCGGGCGTTCTGGACCGGCACCGCCGGTGGGGACGCCAACCTGGTCTACCCCCATTTGGCCGCGGCGGCGGCGGTGGTGGACACCACCCAGGTCGTCACGGTCAACCTGCAATGCGCCACCACCACGGTCACCGGGTCGGTGGTCCTGGACATCACCGAAGGTTTGGGCCGCCTCGAAGCCCTCCTCGCTTCCTGTTTGGCCGGGGGGCGTGGGGTCATCCACATGCCCTACGCCCTGGGTGAGCTCGCGTTCCGGGCGAACGCGGTGTACGCGGACGGGCCTCAGCTGAAAACCCGGGCCGGCAACCTCGTCGCGTTGGGAGCCGGTTATCCGGGGTCCGGGCCGGACGGGACCAGCGTCGCGAACGCCCAATGGATCTACGGCACTGGGCCGGTGTTCGGCTACCGCTCATCCCCCGAGCAGTTCGCCTACCGCGACTCGATCGACCGGTCGGAAAACACGGTCAAACTGATCGTGGAACGCTCCTACGTGCTGGGCTTCTCCTGCTGCTGCCTGTACGCCACTCTGATCTCTCTCGGCGGCCTGGTTGAGGGCGCCCCGTTGAGCCCGACATAGGAGGGATGAGCTGTGTCCAACAGCGTGTTATGCCCGGCCGGGCTGTTCGAAGGCGTCGTCATGCGGATCATCAACCTGTCCTCCTGCGGGGTGCCGGTCTCCGGCGGCTCCTCCTCGCAGATCATCATGGACGGGTTCATGAAGGTGCAGTCGAACCCGCAGTACGACACCGGCAACCGGCAGGTCACCCGCAAGGCGAACGGCACCCTGTGCCTGAACTTCAAAGCCCCAGACCAGTTCACCAACGCGGAGATCACCGCTGATCTGTGTGTGTGGCACCCGGGCATCCCCGTCTACACCCTCAACGCCCGCCTGTTGACCGCCACCCAGTCACCCACCGGCACCGGGTTCGCGGTGGGCACCCAGCAGAACTCCACCCAAGCGCACTTCTCCCTGGAGATCTGGCAGCCGCCGCCGCAGTCGTGCGACGCGTCGGGGGTGGTCTACTACCCGTACCACGCGTGGCCGCACCTCTCCGACGGCAAACTCGGCCAGTTCGAGATCTCCTCGGAGAACCAAACCACGTTGCAGATCATGGCGAACACGTACGACGCGTCCCCGCTCTGGACCGCCGGCGACCCGTACCTGGGACAGGCGCCCGCGCAGGGGGATCATTACCTGTTCAACTATCAGAACGTGGCCCCACCACCGTCGGCGTGTGTCATCGCCGCCTATCCGTAGCATCAGCGGTGAGCCCGCACCCACTGATGGGCAGGTGAACCGGTGACCGCTACCCAAGGGCCATGCGAGGCGTGGGACCCGATCTGGTGCTGCACCCTCACCGACCAGACGGTGGCGGTGACGGGGTTGGCGGCGCAGGCCGCCACTGAGGTGCTGTACAAGCTGTCCGGGCAGCGGTTCGGGTTGTGCCCGTTGACGGTGCGCCCGTGCCGGCATGACTGCTCGAGCAGCGGCGGCTGGCCGGGCTGGTCGAACTGGTGGGAGTGGGCCGGCTACTACCCGCAGCCTTTGCTGTTTGACGGGGCGTGGACCAACATCACCTGCGGGTTCTGCGGCGACCGGTGCTCCTGCACCCGCATCTGCGAGGCGTGGCTACCCGGCCCGGTCAACACCATCACCCAGGTCAAACTCAACGGCACCGTCCTCGTGTCCGGCACCGACTACCGGGTCGACGACTTCCGCAAACTCGTCCGCCTCGGTGGGGAATGCTGGCCCGTCTGCCAGGACATGACCCTCGCCGACACGGAGGAGGGCACCTGGTCGGTCAGCTTCATCTTCGGTGAAGAGGTGCCGGTCATCGGCCGGTACGCGGTCGGGGAGTTGGCGTGTGAGATCGCCAAATCGTGTACCGGGCAGGCGTGCGCCCTCCCCGCTAACGCCACCCAAATCACGAGGCAGGGCATCACCATCGACTTCCCCACCTTCTCGGAGCTGCTCGCCAGCGGGTCGCTGGGGTTGCGCTGGTCGGATGTGTTCATCAGCTCCTACAACCCGCGCCGCCTCATCGCCCCACCCCAGGTCTTCGACGTCGACGGTCCCAGCTTCCGCCGGGCCGGCACATAGGCTTAGCGAATGCGAGTGACCATCAACGCGGATGGCCGTGAGGTGACGATCGAAACCGCGTCGGACAACAACCTGAGCCCCGCCGAGTTGGCCGCGCAGACGTTGCAGACGTGGCAGATGGTCAGGGATGTCACGGACAAGCCTCCGGTTGGATTCGCGAACGGAACAACGACCACAGTCAGCCAGGGCCCATGACGATCACGGTTAACCTGACCAGCCCGAACCTGCCCGCCATCGTGACCGGGGTGGGGGCGTGCATCGTCGACGCGTTGGACCAAACCCCCGCCGGCGCACCGGACCGGCAGTGTCTGCTGCTACCAACTTCGGTGATCCCGTGGGATGACTGTGACTGCGGCGGTCAGGTGGCGTTGGCGATCACCAGCGTGTACGGGTCGAACACGTTCCCCACCGTCGCCGCACCGGTGGACTGGGCGAAATGCGGGCCGAGGTTCTGGGTCGCGAACGTCACCGCCTCCGTCGTTCGCTGCGTCACCGGAATTGATCAGAACGGTCAACCACCGCCCTGCGCCACCGCCCTCGCGGAGGCGATCCGGTTGGAGCAGGACCGCTCCGCCGTCAGGCAGGCCATCGCCTGCTGCCTCGCTCAGATGAAGGAGACCCGCCCCCCCACTTTGGGGGTTGGGGCGTGGCTGCTCGGCCCATCAGTGACGGTCGGGGAACAAGGAGCCTGCGCCGGGGTGGAGACCACCTTCCAAATCGGTGTCGTCGCCTGCGTCTGCACCGAGGCTTGATACTGGGATCATGGCCCGGGTGCACTGGAGTCAGCAGATGGACGTGCACCGGTTGCGGGCGGTCCTCGCCTCCCCCCAAGGCCCGGTGGTGCGGGACCTGCTCCGCCGCGGCCTTCAGGTCGAATCCGCCGCGAAACGCAACCTCAACGGCATCGGCGGCCCGAAACGGGTCGACACCGGTCGGCTACGCGCCTCCATCCACACCGCGGTCGTGACCCGCAACAGCGTCCCCATGGTCACAGTGAGCACGAACGTGTTCTACGCCCGGTGGGTGCATGACGGGACCGGGATCTACGGTCCGCGTGGTCGGCCGATCCGACCGCGTCGGGCCAAGTTCCTGCGGTTCCGACCACGGGGCACCTCGAAGTGGGTGTACGCGAGGCAGGTGACGGGGATGCGACCCAACCCGTTCCTGCGCAACGCCCTGAGCGCGGCGCGGCACTAGCATGAGCACCATGACCGACACCTTTGGGCCAGACGCGGTACCGGACTTCACCAAACCACGCGAACCTCACCGGTTCCGGTTGGGCGGGCAGGACTACGCCGCACCGGCGATCATCTCCGCGATCACCCTGCAACGGGTCCAATCGTTAATCCGCAACTGGGAAGGCAGCGGCGAAGAAGACCAACGCGACCCGATCGCCGGGGTCAAAGCCCTGGCGGACGCGTTCGCTGTTCTCGTCCCCGGTGAGCATGGTAAGCACATCGCCGAGCGGGTCCTGTCTGAGGACGACCCGGTTGATCTGCAAGGCGAACTGCTGCCCTGCCTGTACTGGCTGCTGGGCAAGTACACCCCCAACCGCCCTACCCAGCCGTCGCCGCCCTCACCGAATGGGTCAACCACAGCGAGCGACGGAACGTTTTCAACGGGTGGTGCGTCGCCCACCGAATCAACCAGCGAGGACTCGACGCTGGTGACTGGCTAGACCTCGTCCACTACTACCTGCTCACCCTCATCCCCGATCCTGACAAGCAGCGGGAATACACCCGCCAACTAACCGGGCCAACCGAACCAGCAGCCGCGACCTCCGGGGTGCGGCCCCCCGCATGGTCATCCCTGACCAGAGCGGACCTGCAACGGATGGCCCGCCACCGCGCCCAAGCCCAGGCGGGACCGTCAGAGTAGGGGTAGCGGGTGACGTTCCCCGGCGGTGCCGCGGACACGGTGGAAGTCGCGATCGTCCCCGACTTCTCCCGCTTCCCGGCTGAGCTGCGCCGCGGGGTTGACAGCGCGATGCGGGAGTTGGCGACCCGGGTTGACTTGGCGATGAGCGGCATCGAACACGACGCCGCCGGCGCGGCCCGTTCGGTGGGGGTGGACTTCCAAGCCGGCGGTGAGGTCGCTGAGCACGCCTTCCGGGAGCTTGAGCTAACCGCGTCGCGCAACCTGCATGTGATCGACGCGCAAACCACCGCCACCGCGGCGGGGATGAGCGCAAAGTTCACCTCCGCCGCCGCGGTGGCTGGGGCGGCGCTGCTCGGCTTCGCCGCCCTGGCCACCGCCGGTTTGGGGGCTTTGACCGTGATGGGGGTCAAAGCCGCCGCCACCATGGAACAGACCCAGATTCAGTTCAAGTCGCTCCTCGGGTCGGCCGAACTCGGCAACAAGGTGCTGCGGGACCTGCAACAGTTCGCCGCGGCCACCCCGTTCGAGTTCCTCGACATCGCCCCCGTCGCGGCCCGGTTCTTCAACCTCGCCGAAGTGCTGGGTATGGCCAAGACCCAGGTCGTTGAGTTCCTCACCGTGGTCGGGAACATCGCCTCGGTCACCGGTGGTGGGGCGTTCGCGATGGAACGGGTCGCGTTCGCGATGGGGCAGATCGCCTCCAAGGGACGCCTTTCCGCGCAGGACTTGAACCAGATCGGTGACGCGCTGGTCGGGTTCAACGTGCGCGCCGGGATCGCCGCGGAGTTGGGGATGAGCGCCGCCGACACGATGAAGGCGATGGAGGCTGGCACCATCGACGCGCAAACCGGTTTGCGGGCGTTGATGGCTGCGATGGCGAAGTTCCCCGGCGCGGCGGGTGCGATGGAGGCCCAGTCGCAGACGCTGATCGGCTTGTTCTCCACGTTCAAGGACACCGTGAAACTGGCTTTGATCGACGCGTTCACCCCGGTCATCCCGGAGATCAAACTCGCGTTGGCTGGGGTGACCCCGATCATCGGGGACGCGGTCAAGGCCCTCGCCCCCGTCCTTGGTGGGCTGTTGACCGCCCTGCTGAAACTGCTCGGCCCGTTGATCAAAGTGTTCGCGGTGCTGCTCGCCCCCCTGGTCAAGGCGTTGGGTGAGGCGATCGACAACATCGACCCGAGGGTGTGGGAGCAACTCACCCTGGCCATGGCCCAACTCGCTGAGGCGTTGGTGCCGCTGATCCCGCTGCTGGTCGAGTTCCTGATCGGCACCCTGGAGATCGCCATCCCGCTGGTGCTGCTGCTGGCCCAGGTGCTCAAACTCCTCGCCCCGGTGTTCAACTTCATCACCGACGCGATCCACGAGTTCAACCGGGCCATGGCCGCTATCAACTGGGCTGAGGTGGGTCGAGCCATCGCCGACTTTTTCGTCGACCTGTGGGGGCACATCGCCGGGTTCTTCTCCGACGTGGGTGCTGGGATCGCCGTGATACCGGAGGCGTTCCGGCGGGCGTTCCAAGGCATGGTCGACATTGGCGTGGCTAAGATCAACCAGTTGGTGGGGTTCATCCGCGCCCTGCCGGGGCGGGTGCTCACAGCGGTTGGGAACCTCGGCACCCTGCTGGTCAGCGCCGGCCGGGATGTTGTGGTCGGCCTGTGGAACGGGATGAAATCCATGACCGGGTGGATCACCGATCATGTGCGGGGGTTCATTCGCCTGATCATTGAGGCGGGGAAACGGGCCCTTGGCATCAGCTCCCCGTCCAGGGTCATGGCCGATGAGGTCGGGAAGTGGATCCCCCCCGGGATCGGGATGGGCATCGAGGCAGCCATGCCCGGCTTGCGCGCGCAACTGGCCGGGATCGGGGCGCAGGTACCCGCCGCGGCCGGCGCCGGCGGCGGTACGAGTGGGGGGGTGATGCTCGGACCGGGGGCGGTGGTGTTGAACTTCCACGGCGCCGCGCCCACCCCGCAGCAGGCGTACAACACCGGCATTCAAGCCGGCAAGGGCATCATGGACGCAATCGAACGTCGCAGCGTTGCCACCGCTGTCAAGCAACACGCCTAGGGAGGTCGGTCAAGATCGGAAACTATAACCCGTTTGCCCCCGACATCCTCGGCGAGGAGTGGGTGCCGATCCGCGACGAGTTGACCACCTTCTCCCCGCAGGTCAACACCCCGGAGTACGGGCACGGGTTCACCCTGCTCACCGCCCGCACCCTGCAAGAGGCCCGGGTCTATGTCAGTGAGATCCCGGCGAACTTGCAGTCCGCTTCGGTGATGGCGGCGATCTATCCGCGGGGGTTGGAGCAGGCGTCCGGCCCGATCCGCCGGGTCGTGATCCCGGTGGACGCGGTGACGGTCACCGGGGCGACGTTGAACGCGTCCGGGTTGGCGACCGGCCCGGCGGTCCTGCTGTCCCCCGCGTTCGGCGGGTACTACTCGTTTGACTCCGACCACGTCAACGACATGGTGTTCCTGAACTTCAACGCCCAGGAATACACCGTCCTGACCGGTAAGCGGATCCTCGCGGTCAACCTGCTGTACGCGGCGCAACGCACCACCCCCGACCCGATCTCCCCGGTGGCGGTGGCCGCCCCGCAGATCGGGTTGCTTGACAGCACCAACCAGACCGGTGACGTGGTGTTCTCCGACGGGGAGGAGCTACCCACCACCGACTCCGCCCTCGGGTTGACCACCATCGCGCAACTACCCGCCGCCCGGTTGCGGTTCGGGATCAGCAACCCGTTCGCGTACAGCAGGCTGGGTTGGACGTTCCCCACCGACATCGGCCGGTTCGACTCATCGTCGGTGAGCAAGCTGTACGCCACGTTCAAGATGGGCACCGCGTTCGGCAGTCCCGCCAACCTGACCCTGTACCTGTGGTACGCCGCCCTTGAGGTGATCTTCTGTGAGGAGCAGCGGGTCGCGTTGGGGTTCGGCTTGAATGACGCGGCGCAGATGTTCTCCGGTGAACCCACCTACGGCGCCGGTGTGATCACGTTGCGGTCGGTGCCCGCCGGCGCGGTGTTTCCCACCCTGCAACCCGGTGACTACTCGCTGCTGATCTCCGGGGTGGACAGTGGCAACCGGTTGGCCAGCGGCACCACCGGGTTGCAGTTGAACGCGGAACGGGAGCTGTACCAGATCCCCACCCACCCCGGGATGCAACTCAACGTGCCGTTCCCACCGGAGAACTACGTCGACAGTGAGTTTGAGCTGGTCGAAACCCGGGTCCTGCCGCAGATCAGTTTGCACGCCTCCGGCGGCACCCTGACCGAACCCCATGTGTACGGGCGGCAAGGCAAGGCCCCCGTCTACGGGGCGATCACCGCCACCCAGGACATCTTCGACGACATCACCGCCACCATCACCTTCCCCTACCCGCAGGTGCGTTTCTACGCCCGCAAGTTCGACACCACCACCGTCCCGTTGAAGCTGGACTCCACCAACGTCACCGGCAGCGGGATCGCGGTGCAGATCACCCCCGCTGAACACGACCAGCTGCCGGAGATCATCGACGGGTGGAAGGAATGCACCCTGCGGTTCCCCACCGCCCCGAACATGGGGGCCGTGACCGGGTTCCCCGCGTGGCGGTTCTCCTCCGTCGGGGAGAAGGCCGGCTCCCAGTGGCAGGTGCTCTCCGCCTGCGCCCCCGCCGTGTCCGGGGTCCCCGGGTCGCTGCTCACCCAGGCCACCCCGGTGCACCGGTTAGGCACCGGCACCTACCAGCCCAACTCGGGGGACACGGTTGAGCTGACGTGGATGAGCCCGTACGCCACCGGTGCGGTGGTTGATCCGGACTGCGACGCGGTGCTGATCTTCAGCCAGGACCCGGCCACCGTCACCGGGGTTTCGATCAGTCAGGCCACCCAAACCGTGACCGGGGTGGGGTTGGACTGTGGTGGCGCCACCCCGTGTTGCATGGTCACCGGCATCGGGTACAACCGGATCACCTGGGGTTTGCCGGTCAACACCGGCATCGCTGATGACGACTTCGCCCGCACCGTCGCCGCTGGCGGGTGGGGCACCGCGTCGGATGGGAAGGCGTGGACCACCAGCGGCACCGCCGGGGACTTCTCAGTCGACGGTGATGAGGGGCTGATCGACCTGTCCGCGACCGGGTCGAACCGGTTGGCGTGGGTGGATGTGGGCGGCCCGTGGCAGGACGTCACCGTCGCTGTGCGCATCGACGAGCTCGCCGAATCGGGCACCCTGAAAGCTGGGGTGGTTGCCCGGCTCACCGACGCCAACAACTACTGGCGGGCCACCATCTCCTACGACTCCGCCGGGGCTACCCAACTGACCCTCACCCAGGTTTCCGGGGGGGTGGAGACGGACATCCAAACCGTCAACTTGTTCTCCCTGGGTGACGCGCTGACCACTCCACGGATGATCCGGTTGCAGGTTGACGGGATCTACATCCGGTGCAAGGCGTGGGACTCCGACCAGATCGAACCGTGGTGGCAGATCGTCACCAGCAGCAGCGGGGTGACCACCGGCAATAACGCCGGGGTGTACGCCCGCGACGACACCGGGGCGGCGACCAGCAACTGGTACTTCACCCAGTTCACCGTGCGCCCCCCCGCGTACTCGTTTGACACGTTCGAGTTGCAACGCTTCGACTCTCAGGTCGGCACCTTCGAAACGATCATGCTGGCTTCGTCGATCGCGGTGACCGGGTTCAACGACTACGAGGCCCGGGTGGGGATCGACTCGGTGTACCGGATCCGCCGCCGCAACGTGTACCAGTTCGCCGGGCAGTGGTCGGTGCAGGTCACCGGCGCCCCCACCGCCCCGGGGGTCAGCGGCAACGGGACCTGCGACATGACCGGTGCGCTGATCTTCACCAGCAACGCGGACCAGAGCGGGCAGCGTAACTGCGCGTACATGCCGAACTGGGACTTCGGCACCCCCGTCGAAACGTTCAACCTGCCCGAGGGTGGGGCGGTCGCCTACCAGGAGCTTTACGACCGGGACGGGCGGGTGGCGTTTCACGGCACCGAGCGCGGGTTGGAGGCGTTCACCCGGCAGATCCTGGTGCAGGCAGCGTCGGTGTCCCCCACCGTCCTGGCCAACGTGCGCACCCTGCGTGACCTGGCTTGGGATGACCTGCCGTATGTGTGTGTGCGGGATGAGGAAGGCAACCGGTGGTTCGCCAACGTGCGGGTCAACAACGCGTCGGCGATGAACGACCGGGAGGCGATCCTGGCTGATGTGAGTGTGGTGGAAACCACCCGAACCCCCGCCACGGTCGACCCGTGACCACCAACCTGGCTGACCCGCAACCCGCCGCCCCCCCGGTGATCGGTGACACGTCCACGATCACCAGCCGGTCCCGGGTGGTCAGCGCCAGCACCTGGCCCGGCACCCGGGCATTGACCTCCTCCCCCCTGGCGACCCGGGCTGAGTTGAACCTTGACGAGCAGCTCGGCCAACGCCAAGCCAGCTGGAGTTTCCAACTCGTCAACGGGGTCACCGGTCAGGTACTCGGCCAACTGCACCCGGTGATCCAACCCGCCACGATCAGCCACGACACCATGCGGGTGATCAAACGGGACCTGCGGATCGGGCTGACCGCGGCGGATGTGGCGGCGATCAACCCGATTACCGACCGGGTCCTGCCGTACATGCACGTCGCCGGCTACGCCTACCCGCTGGGCCGCTACCTGTTCAACGACCCCACCGAACTGGTCAGCACCGGCGGCACCCAGGGCATGTACTCGTTGCTCGACGAAATGTTCATCATCGACCAGCAGATGGAAACCGGGTTCGCCTCCAGCAGCACCGTCGATCTGGCGGTGCGGGCGTTGCTGGACGGGTTGCCGCTGCAACTGGTGCTGATCGAAGCCACCCAGTACGCCGCGGTCGGGGGGTGGGCGGCCGGCACCACCCGCGGTCAGGTCCTCGCCGCCCTGGCCATCCAGGGTGACTACGAAACCCCGTGGATGGATAACAACGGGGACTTCCGAATGGTCCAAACCGTCGACCCGGACAAAGTTCCCGCGGCCTTGGATTTGGACACCGGTCGGCGGGTGCTGCGCTCGAGCATCAGCCAAACCAACGACCTGCTCAACGCCCCCAACCGGTTCGTGATCATCGGCAATTCGGGGACGTCGGTGGACACCCCCATCGTCGGTGTTTACGACGTGCCCACCAACGCCCCCCACTCGATCGCCAACCGCGGGTTCGTCATCCCCAGGGTGGAGAATCTGCAGGTCGCCAACTCGGTGCAGGCCACCGCCATCGCCCGAGGGTGGGGGATCCGCCAAACCGTGTTCGAACGGGCCGACCTGGACACTGTGCCCGACCCCCGCCACGACGCCTACCAGGTGATCCACTGGTCGGGGCGCAACTGGTTGGAGCTGGCCTGGTCAATGACCTGCGCCGAGGGTGCCACGATGCGGCACTCGCTGCGACGGGCGCTGGTCGCATGAGTCAACCGCAGCAAACCGTCGAACCCACCGTCACCTCGGTGGCCGCCGCCGCCGCCCCGTTGGGGTTGGCGTGGCAGATGCGGGTCGGGACCGTGTTCGACGGGCTTGACCCGGCCGCGGTCAAAATCCAGTTGGACGGGGACCAGACCGGGATCACCGTCAACGCCACCTCCATGGTCGGGCAGTTGATCGGCGGTGAGCGGGTCTACGTCATCGAAGTCCCCCCGGCCGGCCAATACGTTGTCGGCAGGATGTTCGGCAACGAGCGGTGGCTGGACGCGGCGGTGGTCGACACCACCGGCACCCTGGCCACCACCAGCGCCGGCACCGAGCTGAACGTGTCCTACTTCGCCCTGACCGTCCCCGGCTGGCAGTCGGGAAAGGTTTACATGTGCGAGGCGCAGCTGAGCTTGAGTTTCAGCGTCGTCACCGACACGTTCGCGGTGCGGATCCGCCGCGACACCGCGCTGACCGGGGACCTGCTTGCGGAGGCGTTCATCAGCGACGCCGGCCTGTCCACCCCCAAACTGGAATGGCCGCTACGCCCAACCGCCACCGAACGCAACGTGAGACTGTTCCTGTCGGTGATCCGTGCCGCCGGGACCGGGACCTGCGCGGTGCTCGGCCCGAACCTGTCCGGTGGGGCGGTGGTGGCCCGGGTCTGGTCGGGGATCCGCACCGCCGACGCGTTGACAACCCGCCCCGGCGGGATTTGGCGGGTCACCTAACAGGTCGGTTTCGGCGCCACCAGGCTCGGGGTCACCGCGGGCAGCACCGGCATGGGCGGTGATGGTTGAGGGCGGCGCAGCAGGGCCGGCAGGAACGCCCTAGCCAGCACATCCGACCCGGCGGTGGTGGGATGCACCCCGTCGTAGGTCATGCTCACCGGGTCGAACACAGTCGCGGTGTCGACCAGCCTCACCCCCAACGCGGTGTGGTTGGTCACCAGCCACGCGTTGTACGCGTCGATCCCCGCCTGATCCACAACACCGTTGGTGGGCAGCACCGTTCCCACCACGATGACCAGGTTCGGATTCGCGCCGCGGGCGTTGGCCACGAGCTCGGTGAAGTCCGCCGCGATCGTCGCCAACGGGTGCGCGTGATTGACGTCGTTGACCCCGAGCAGCACCAGCATCACACCCGGCTGCGCGCTAGTCACCTCCGCGGCGATGGTGAGCTTCGCGGTGGAGACGAACCCGGCCAGCGGGTCGACGCTGCCCCAGATCGCGTCATGATCCGGGTCGCAGCCCAGCTCACTGCCGTACTCCCCGCCGAGGTGCAGATCGGTGCGGGGTCCGACCATGTCCACCCGCATCACCGTGATGGCTTTGCGCCAGAGTTGGCAACGCCACGGGTCATCCCCGGTCTTGCCCTGGCTGATCGAATCCCCCACCACCATCACCCGCACCGCGGCGGGCAACGCGGCGGCGGTCACCGGGGTGGGTGCGGTGAGAACCGCGATGAGCAGGGCGGCGAAAAAATACCTGACCCAACGTGGGATAGTCATGGTGTCCATGATGCTCCGCGGTTAGGCTGATCGCCATGCCGGGCCAACACCCACCAGCGTTCGCGATCATCCTCACCCACAACCGCCCCGAACTGCTCCACCGCTGCGTCCAAGCAGTCGCCGCCCAAGTCGACACGGTCATCGTCGTCGACAACGCGTCGGACCCGCCGGTCGTCCATGACGAACTCCGCCCGGCCGCGCTACCGGCTGCCCTAGGTACGATCACTGTTCCCGACCAGCCGCCCAACCTGAGCAACCTGTGGAACCGGGCTTTCGATCAGGCTGCTCATCTGGCCACCAATTGGGTTGGCGCCGACCGGTGGGATCTGGTGGTGCTCTGCGACGACGCGATCGTCCCCCCCGGCTGGGTGCGGCTAGTGGTGGACGGGATGCGCCAACACGGGGGCGCGGCGGCGTGCACCCTCCCCATCGGCGACCCCATGGTGAAGACGGAGCCGGACCGGGACATCATGCACCGCATGGTCGGTTGGGCGTTCGCCCTGCGCGGCGAGGCCCGCCTACGCGCGGATGAGCGGCTGCATTTCTGGTGGTGCGACACTCACCTCGATTGGTTAGCTCGAGCCGCTGGTGGGATGGTCGTTGTCCCCGGGCCCGCGGTGCCTAATGAGCGACCTAACGATTTCCTTGTCAACAAGCCCGGGATGGGCGAACAGGCAGGGCGGGACGGGGAGACGTTCAGCCAGATCCACGGATGGCGGCCCTGGTGACCCGGCGGATCTTCGCGATCGCCACCGACACGGCCGGCTGCTACCTGTACCGGCTGTACTGGCCACTGACCAACCTCAATCCGGACGAGTTCCAGCTGCACTGGGGTGGACCGGCAGTTGATCGGCAGGCCGGTGACGTGGTGATCGGGCAGCGCCTCGCCGGGGACAACGCTGCGTGGACCCACCTCTGCGGCGACCCGACCATCCTCGCCGTGTACGAGATCGACGACGACATCGTCGACGTGGACCCGGACAACACCGTCCCGTATCAGATCTTCCAACCTCACCGGGACGGGACGATCCGCAATATCGCCGCGGCGGATGTGGTGACCTGCTCCACCCCCAACCTGGCTGAGAAGATCGCCGCTCGGTGGAATCCGAACGTGGTGGTGCTCCCGAACTGCCTGCCCCGGGCGTGGTTGGACCGGCCGGAGCAGCGGCGCGGGGATGGGCTGCTTACCGTCGGTTGGGCGGGCAGCATGTTCCATCACCAGGACTGGATCGGCGGCACCGGGGTACGGCTCAACCAAGCGCAGGCGTACAACCCGCGGATCCGCTTCGCCGCCATCGGAGCCGACTATTTGAGCCCGCATGTGAGCGTGGAGAAGTTCACCGGGTGGAACAGCATGGACGCCTACCTCGCCGCGTTGGATTTCGACATCGGGTTGGCGCCGCTGGTGCGCACCGAGTTCAACCAGTCCAAGTCGTGGGCGAAGCTGCTCGAGTACGGTGCTCGGGGCATTCCCGCCGTCGCCACCGCCTGGGGGCAGTATCCGCAATGGTTCGACCTGCTCCCCGGTGACCCGCCTGGGGTGCTCGTTGATGATTGGGTGGGCGGGTTCGAAGAGCCGCCAGCGGTGCCCACGGCGCTTGGGGTATTGTGCGATGATGCGACCCGGGCCACAATGGGCGCCGCCGCGAAGGCGCGCGCCCGGATGTTCACCATCGAAGCCAACGCGCAGCGGTGGGCTGAGGTTTACCGGCGGCAACCATGAAACGTGATTTCTGCGGGTCTTGTGGCGCCACCCTGCACAAGGTTCTCGACCTCGGCCTGGCGCCGTTGGCTGACGAGTTCCCCCACACACCCAACGCATCCGTCGACCGGTACCCGCTGCAACTCGCGGTCTGCCACGACACCCGCAACTGCGGCCTCGCCCAACTCACCGAGGTGGTTGACGACGAGTTGCTGTGGGGTGGGGATTACGCGTTCTACGCCGGCGCCGTGGCACCGGTGGTGGAGTACATGGCCCGCTACGCGAAGTGGTTGGACTCCAACTACGGGCTGCTGATGCGCAACAAGCTGGTGGTGGAGATCGGCTGCAATGACGGCACCCTCCTCGCCGCACTACGTGAGCTTGGCCACCTGAACAGCCTCGGCGTTGACCCGGCCGAAGGGCCAGCGCAGGCCGCTAACGACAGGGGCCTCCCCGTCCTCAACGCCAAGTTCGGGGTCGTCACCGCCGAGCAGATCATCGACGAGGACGAGCATGGCCGTAAGGCGGCGCTGATCGTGGCGAACAACGTTGCCGCCCACGTCGCCGACCTGGACGACTTCTTCACCGGCATCAAAACCCTGCTCGCCCCGTACGGGGTGGCGATCCTCGAGGTCCAGTACCTGCCCGACCTGCTGCTCGGCAACGATTTCACCCTGCTCTACCACGAGCACCGCTCCTACTTCAGCCTGATCACCCTGCGGGCGGTAGCCCGCCAGCGGGGCTTGGCGGTGCGCGACGCCTGGCTGACCACCCCCCAGGGTGGCAGTCTCCGAGTGGCTTTGACCCACCCGGAAACTCCCGGTCACCCCGCCCTGTCGGTTGGGACGATCCTGGCGCAAGAACGCGACTGGCTCACCTGGGACTCATTCCAGGGGTTGCAGGGCCGCGCCGACCGGCTGCTCAGCTCACTGCTCCAACTGGTTTTCGACGAGCACGCCGCGGGTAGACGGGTCGCCGGGTACGGGGCGTCAGCCAAAGCCACCACCCTCCTGTCGTGGACCGGGCTGGGCCGCATGTCCACCCACCCGCAACGGGGGGTGCATCCCGGCACCGCGCAGGGGTTGGCGTATGTGGTTGACACCAGCCCCTCCAAGATCGGCCGGTACATGCCGGGCACGTCCATCCCCGTGGTGGGCAGCGGCGAGTTGGACCCGGAAGTCACCCACCTGGTGATGATCTGGAACTACCTGGGGCACGTCATCCGCAAGGAAGCTGATTACCTCACCAAGGGTGGCCGGTTCATCGTCCCGTTCCCCAAACCGGTGCTGCTCTAATGGGCGGCAGCGCGTTGATCCTGGGTGTGACCGGGCAGGACGGGTCCTACCTGGCTGAGCATCTCACCGCATTGGGCTGGCGGGTGTGGGGGATGGTCCGCGGCCAGCCCGAGGCTCACCCCCGCCACGACTGGCTACGTAGCCTCCTGCCCGATTTGCAACTCGTGGGTGGGGATCTGCTCGATGCCGGGTCGTTGCGGGAGGCGATCCGCGGCCAAGGCTTCGAGGTGATCTACAACCTGGCGGCGGTGTCCAGCCCCGGGCAGGCGTGGCAACAGCCTGTTCTCACCGGTGAAGTAACTGGGCTGGGGGTCACCCGGCTGTTGGATGTGGTGCGTAATCTGCGCCCCTGGGTGCGGGTGGTGCAGGCTGGGTCGATCGCCACCCACGGCCCGTACGGGGCGGCGAAAACGTACGCCCGCGCGGTCTGTGAGGACTACCGGCAGCGGGGCATGCTGGTCTCCACCGTCCTGTTCGGTGGGCACCACTCACCGCGCCGTTCACCGGCGTACTTCTCCCGGAAGGTCACCAAAGCGGTGGCGGAGATCGCCGCCGGGCGGCGGGACGATTTGTGGTTGGGGTCGTTGGTCCGATCGCAGGACTGGGGGTGGGCGGACAACTTCGTCACCGCCCTACCAGAGATCGCCGCGATGGAACCCGGCGAGTACACGGTGTCTACCGGTGAGCCGCGCACCTGCCAGGAATGGGTTGAGGCGGCTTTTACTGCGGCGGATCTGGACTGGCGTGAGCACGTCCGGTTGGACAAGCGGGCCGGCAACGTCACCGACGTGCCCCTACTGAGCGCTGCCCCGGATGAGCGGCTGATCTGGCGACCCAGGCGGGACTTCACCGAACTCGTCTCGAGCATGGTCGAGGCGGACCTGACCCGGGTGGGGGTGCGGGCGTGACCGAGCAGCCACTGGTCAGCATCGTCACGCCCACCATCCCCGACAGGTTGACGTTGCTGCGCCGGTGTTCCACCTCTGTCAAGGAGCTCGACTGGCCCAGAGTCCAGCACGTGATCGTGTCCGACCGGAACCGGCAAATCGCGGCTCAGCACGCCTACGAGACATGGCCGGGCGGATGCCGCCAACTTGTCATCGTGGAGATCAACGAGTCGTGGCGCAACCCCACCAGCCTGGCCAGTGTCGGCGCGGTCCCGTTCCAGGTCGGTTCGCTGCTCGCGCTTGGGGAGTTCGTCGGGTACTGCGGTGACGACGACGAGCTGCTACCCGACCACATCAGCCGCCACGTCACGGCGATGCGTCAGGCTGAGGCGCACTTCTCCATCAGCGCGGTGGAGTTCCGCATCGGTGGTGACCCGTGGCGGGTCATCGGCCCCAGCTTCGACCACGGGAACTTGGACGCGATCGGGATCATGTGCCACAAGGACGCCCTCGCCGTAGCCACGTGGACGGCGAACGGGGAAGACGCCGCCGACTACCGCCTCGTCCGGGACTGGCTAGCCGCTGGGTTGCGCGGGGTGCTGGTTGACGGTGGGCCGACGGCGATCCACCACGACGGGTGGGCGGCTCGGCAATGACCGTCTGCGTGGTGATCACCCGGGATCGGGTCAGCTACACCCGGGCCTGCGTCGCCTCGCTCGAGCAGCACGGGTTGGACATCCACCTGGTTGACCACGGGTCGACCTGGCCCAGCATGTTGGACTACCTCAACGAAACCCCCTACCCGGTGCACTACCTCGACGAACGTCCACCGCGGGCGTTGTGGGACTGGGACGGGTTGCGTGATGTGGTGGGTTCATTCCCCTACCTGGTGACCGACCCGGACGTGGTGATCGACCCGGACTGCCCCGCCGACTGGTTGCAGGTAGCCGCCGACGAACTGGCTCCCGGGGGTGTGGCGAAAGTCGGGCTGGGATTACGCGTCGATGACCTGCCCGACACGGCGCTCACCTTGGCGGTGCGGGAATGGGAGGCCCCGTTCTCGCTGGCCCTCACCGCGTCGGGTCGGGCGTACCGGGCCCCGGTGGATACCACCCTCGCGCTTCACCCGCCGCTGTACCTTCAGCCGAAGTTCAGGCTGGGCCCGGCGGCACGTCTCGCACCGCCGTATCTGATCCGGCATCTGCCCTGGTACGGGGATCTGGATCCGGATGAGACGGCGCACTACCGGGGGCGGGCGATCCCCGGCTCATCCCACTGGATCAACGGAGGCTGGCCGTGACCGTCTCGGTGATCATCGCGGCGCATCCGGCGCGAGCCCGTAACGGGATGCTCGCCGAGGCCACCATGAGCGTGTGCAGCCAAACCCAACCACCCGACGCCTTGCACGTCATCATTGATCATGACGGGTTGGGCGCACCTGCCACCCGGCAACGCGCCCTCGACCATGTGGACACGGAGTGGGTGGCGTTCCTCGACAGTGACGACGTGTTCATGCCCCGTCATTTGGAGCTGCTCACCGCCCACGCCGTGAAAACCGGGGCCGACTACGTGTACTCCTGGTTCCGGATCATCCAACAATTCGGCAACGGCGCCCGCAAGGAGATCATGTGGACGCCGGAGGACGGGGACGGGGTGTTCCCCCCCGGGCATTATTTGAACGAGTTCGACCCGAACGACCCGATCGAAACGACCATCACGGTCCTGGTGCGCACCGAGTTGGCGAAGCAGGTCGGGTTCCGACCGTTGGACCGGGGGCAGATCAACACGGGTGAGGACCGGGCGTTCACCCTTGACTGTTTGGCGGCGGGGGCGAAGATTGTGCACCTGCGCCGGTTCACCTGGTGGTGGCGGCACCATTGGTTGCCCGGTGGGGGGAAGGGCAACACCAGCGGTCACGCCAACCAAGGCGACGCGGAAGGATCCGCGGTCCGCGCGGGTGATGCCTGATCATGGTCATCTACGTTTACCCCGCGGACGCATTTGGCTGTGGTTGAGGGCCACTACAGGCTGATTTGGCCGGGGCTGGTCCTCGCCTCCCAAGGCCACGATGTGCGGGTCATCGCCCCCGGCTCCCGGGAAGGCATCGCTGGGGACATCAACAAGCAGACCGGTCAGATTGTTGACCTGCGGGTGCCCCCTGATGCGGACGCGATCGTGGTGCAGCGGATCACTCTGCGGCACATGGCCGACGGGTTAGCTTTGCTGCGGGAGCGGCAGCCGCATATCGCGGTGATCGTCGACATGGATGATGACCTGCGCACGATCAATCCGAACAACCCGGCGTTCCGGGCGTTGCACACCAAGTACGGGCATGCGGTGCACACCGGTGAGAACGCGATGCGGGCCTGTTTGGGTGCCACCCTGGTCACCGTGTCCACCCCCGCCCTACTGAAGGTGTACGCCCCGCACGGGCGGGGGGTGGTCATGTACAACCGGGTCCCCAAGGGGTACCTGGACGTGCCGCACGTGGACTCCACGGTCATGTCCTGGCCAGGGTCGATCCACTCCCACCCGGATGACCTGCATCAGGTTGGCCCCGCCGTGGCGCGTCTGATCCAAGCCGGGCACCAGTATGTGGCCACCGGGTCACCGGTGGGGATCAAAGACGCCCTCGCCCTGCCGGAGCATCCCGACAGTTGCGGGGATGTGGACTTCGACAAGTGGCCCTGGGCCGTAGCGAGGATCGGGGTGGGGTTGGCCCCGTTGGCGGACACCGTGTTCAACGCCGCCAAGTCCTGGTTGAAACCGTTGGAGCTATCCGCGATGGGGGTGCCGTGGGTCGCCTCACCTAGGGCGGAGTATGTGCGGCTGCACCGGGACCACAAGGTGGGGTTGTTGGCGAAAGACCGGGGTGCCTGGTTCCAACGGCTACGCGCCCTGGTCACCGACGAAGCGTTGCGACTCGAACAGTCGCAGGCCGGCCGCGCGGCGGCGGCGGCGAACACGGTGGAGGAACACGCGTGGCGGTGGTTGGAAGCTTGGCAGGGCGCGGTGATGATAGCCAGGCGGGGAGCGCCCGCGTTGCGGCTACGATGATGACCACAGCGGCTTAGGGCGAGGAGTGGCATATGGTCACCGCTGACCATCCAGACATTCCCTTCGTCGAGGCCAAAACCGCTGACGGTGGTCCCGCCTACACCCGCGGCCGCCCGGACGGGCCGCCGATCTGGGTAGTGATCCACGACATGGAGTTCCCGGAACGCCTCGACGCGGCTGAGTGGACCGCCCACTACTTCAGCGGCCCAGCCAGCGCCGCTGGTCGTTCCGTGAGTTCGCACTACACCGCTGACGCCGACTCGATCGTCCAATGTGTCCGTCTCGCCGATACCGCTTGGACGGTGGGTAATCGGCCCGGCAACTACCGGGGGATCAACTGGGAGCTGGCCGGCTACGCCAGCCAAACCCGCCAGCAATGGTTGGATACGTTCAGCTTGGCCATGCTCACCCGCATCGCGGAGATCATTCGCCGGGACATGGGCACCTACTCGATCCCCGCCCGGACGTTAAGCGACGCGCAGGTCAAAGCATTCACATCGGGGATAACCTCCCACTGGCAGCTTGGGCGGGTCTTCGGGGGTACCGACCACACCGACCCGGGTCCCAATTTCCCGTGGGACGTTCTGCTCGACCTGTTGACAGGAGACGATGACGTGGCGATCAGCGAGAACGACTTCAACGCCCTGATCTGGCGGGTGAAAGCAATCCTGGACAACACGGCCACCGTCACGGGTGGGCCAACCAAGGGTGAGAAGAATCAACTCCACGACGCAGTTGCCGACGAGAAGGTCCGGGTCATCGTCCGCGAGGAACTGGACAAGACCGAAGGCAAGACCAAGCTCGGCCTCGCCCCGTGAACCTGACCTGGAAAGCGGTGGTGCTCGTCACCACCGTCGTCGCCGGGGTGGTGGTACTCGCCCTGTTCGAGAAAGACACCACCGCCTACATCGGGCTGGCCATCGCGATCCTGCTCGGTGTGGGTGTGATCCACCAGCAGGGGGAAATCAAGAACGCCACCAACGGCATACAGGAACGGCTGCTGAAACTCATGGAAAGCATGACGGAGCGGCTCGCCGCTCAGCAGCCCCCCGCGTTGCCACCTAGTGACGCCACAGTCATTGAAGGCACCAGCACCGACCGGGGCACGACCACCTGAAAGGATCGGCGTCATGGCCACGCTGCTCGAGTCGCTGGCCGCGATTCGCGACACCCCACTGGACGAAATCGTCGTAGCGGACGCCGAGGCCATCGTCGCTGAGGTGCTGCGCCAAGACGAGGACGACGAGGTGGACGTGGCCCGCTTCGGCTCGATCATCTGAGAGGACAGGCAATGGGCGACGGCTGAGCTTCCCCCCCTCCTAACACGACACGCCCGACCCTCTCTCCCCGGCTTGGTCGCCACGGGGAAGGGGGTCGGGCGTGTCGTTGTCGCCCTAGGGTGATGACAAGCCGCGCGTCCTCGGCCTAGGCCCCGGGGACGAGTGGCAGGGTCTAGATCATGTAGGATTGACTGGACCGGACGGGACTCGAACCCGCTAGGGGAGAACTTCCAAGGGACTCCTGGCGCCAACGCCCCGGCCCGGTACGGATGGCCTCACCGTGCTGACCCACGGCAAGGCTTGGACAGGCCCTCTCGCGCGCCCCGGTCAGTCGGCCGCTAAAGGCGAGAGGGCCGTCTATTTCTCCTCATCACCATGCCTCGGTTTGTGGTTATTAGGCTGCTGAACCAGACGAGCCGGACTGCTCGTACTCGTTCAGCACGTCTACGACCTTGAAGAAGAACTCGCGCTCGTTTCCCTTCAGGGCTAGCGGGTTCACGTCCACCGTCAAGGTCATGACGCCGCCAGAGCTTAGGCGCACAGTTTGGCTATGAACGGTCCTGGCTGGCTGTACGCGAAGCGGGTTTACGGGCGGTCTCGCGCTTCCCGCAGACGCGGCGCGCTTGCGCGTCAATACGGGAACAGGCTTCGCCCTGGTGCGTCCACGACTCCAGCGTTCCGCGGCCGGATGACCCACGTACCGGAACAGTCCCGCAAACTGATGAGCCATCCGGGGGCGCTGACTTTCTGGTTCAAGATCAGCGAAAGCTGCCCCAATGTCTTCGTCGGTAGCGGTTTCAAGATCGAGCTTGGCGCACTGGACGTGAGAGTGGTGGTTCCACTATCATTTTGATAGTTGACCGCTTGGCGGCCGCCATTGACCGGCGGCACATTAACCCCGGAGAGCCCTACGGCTCCCGGGGTTTGATGTTCCTATGATGGGCTGTATGGGGCGACGCCAGCACGAGCCAGCCGAATCGGATCGGGTCTCGCTTGCGCCATTGGACCCAGAGGAAGCCTTGAAGGCGCTCCTTCGGGTTGATCCCGCCTCAGAGCCAGCTAGCGCGATGCGCGACGTGCGAACGGGGCATGCAGGCAACGTGAGATCCTCGCGAGTCGTTACCAAGCCCTTGATGGGTGCCCTCGTAAGATCTGGCCGTGGAGGACCTGGAGCACCTAGCCGTGGCCAGTCAGGTTGAATACATTGGGCCGTTTGAATATCACGATGTTGTGGTCAACGGACGTTCCGTACCGTACCTGACCGCTAGGCCTTTGCCCGGGGGCCGTATCGATCTGACGCTCGATCGTCGTTTCGGTATCGAACTGTCCGTCCAGGACGCCGATTACGTAGTTCCATTCATAGCGCATTGCTTGGCCGTGGGCATGGGCTATAGCGGTTTCCCCGATGATGGCGGAGAACCGAGTCCAGCCCAGCCCATGCCAAAGATGAATCGCCTTGGCTAGCGCGAAGGCGCTAGGTCTTGCTGCTACTGGCTGACCCGCCGCGTGCCCCGAGGCTTACCGTAGATTGCGGGTCCGCCGTTCTTCCCGTCATCCTCGGTGACCCTACCGGTCAGGCCGGCACTCTCCCCCCGCGAGTGTCGGCCTGCATCTTGTCGTAGGAGCAGGAAGGGCTCAGTGTCGTCGTAGCGACGGGATCGACCGAACGGCTGATGCCGTCGCCGCAGTTTCTGGGCAGCAAAAAGCCCCCGAACCGTGAGCCTCATGAGGAGGGACTCACAGCCGGGGGCTTCCTGTCACACCCTGGGCGCCCGCTCAGACATGACCCGACCCGTTAGCGGGGAGACCGCAGGCCGGCGCGCAATTGGCCTGCGCCCGGCCAGGGACCGCTCGTCATCGTCGTCATCGTCCAAGCCGACCGGCCCCGGGGACACCGGAACCGGAAGTACCGTAGCGGCCTGACGGATCACCGTCTCCGCCTGCTGCTGCACAGGTGCCGTCACCGAAGGCGCGGTAGCGGCGGACTCTCGCATGAGCCTGCCCCTGCGTGAGAGCATCTCGACCACGAGAAGAAGCGCGAAAGCTGGCCACGCCGCCTCCGCCCGACCCAGCCACGTGGGCAGTGCGGAGGCGATGTTCGCGGACACCGATGCCAGGATCCCGATCGCGAAACCGATCCGGGTCACCCAGTGCGGGTAACGCCCTTCGTGGCGGGCGTCCACCATGACAATCGATGCGACCACGAGCACTCCGTCCACGCTCAACGGAACGATGTGGGCCAGCTCTGCGCGCTCGCCTGCCCGGGTGGCCACAGCCACCTGATGCCAGTAGCTTGCATAGCCGGCGATCCCGGCCACTACGGCGGCGCTTGCGTTGCGAGTGAATCTTGTTACGTTCATAACCCCTCCTAGGTCATGGCCGCTTTCTGCGGCAGCGCCCGAAGCGGGCATCGAACCCGCGCGCTCAACCCCATGGGGGGAGCGTCGCCAGATCGGTTCGGGCTGGAGGTGCAATGAGTGATTGATGCAATCAATGCATGATCGAGAGGGTTGCAAGCCACGGCGCTGAAACTTGAATTTGGTCGCGCCGACTCAAGGTGACTTGCGTTTGACGGTGGCGGAGCCGCCCAGCCCCGGAGGGATGGAGAGGGCGGGCGGCTACCCGCCACCGGGCTAACTGAGGTGATGGTGCCCGCCGACGGCTTGCACGTCGGTGCCTGCTAGTCGGGCTGGTGGGTCAGTGAAGCTGGTAGTGGTTGGCGACGAGGTGCTGGATCTGCTCCGCCAGCCGCTTAGCGTTCTCGACAGTTAGATGGATCGGGACCGTATGGGTTGGTCCGCCGGGGTCGTTCAGGTCTACTGGAGCCTCGGCACTGAGCCAAATGTGTGGACCGATTGCGGCGCTCGACTCGTAGACCCGGACCTCCCCGCCGTACTCGCTAGGAATCGACGGCAATCTCATGAATCCCCTATCGGTGATCACTGGTACCAGATGATCCGTGGCCATTTCTGGCCTCCCTTCCTGTCTTTCGACGTGCCCGGTAGGGCTCTGATACCCCACCGGACCGAACGTTTCTAGCGCTCCAACCGCTCGATGAGCAGGTCCAACGCGTCCAGCTGGAGAGGTTGAAGCTCACCCGCCAGCTCATCGCGAAGGTCTTTCGCGGTGGCTAGCGAGTCAGCCACCCCCCGGCTGTAAGCGTCGTCCCACATCGCCGCTAAAGCCTTCACCACGTCAGGGTGGTCGGTGATGTCGAACGATTGGGGTTTCTTGCCACGTCCAAACATGTCGCCCTCCTAAGGCGTGCCCGGTCAGAGCCGGGGTAGTGGGACGGCGCCACTGAAGGCGGCACGCCCCGGCCGGCATTCATCTACCGGCTGGTTGATCTCTTTCTGTGTGATCCGGGCTCCGCTCCTGGCGGTGTTTCGGGACCTGACTTCCGTTCGCTGCGTGCCTTGCGGCCTTCGGCTTGCGGGTGGGTTTCCCTGCCCCTTCAGTTGTCCTTTCACCTACTACTATAACGCGCGGCGCAGGGTATTGTCAAGCCAAAGGGTAGCAACAGGTGTGAGTTTGGTCACATTCTCAGATCGGCGTGTCGACCTTGCGACGCCACCAACCCCGCCCCGGACGGGCCGCATGCCACGCCCGCACCACCGCCGGATCCCACACCGGGGTCACCCCGAAATACCGGGTCGGCTTCGGAGCCGGGTTGTCCTTCGGCCGCTCCCGGGACCAGTAGTAACGCCACGTGTCCTCGGTGACCTGGATGTAGCTGGCGCAGTCCTGCCCGGTCCACCAGTCTTCGCCGCCGGGGGGTTTCACAGGGTTCAGCATACCGCACGGCACGCGGCATATTGCAAACCTGCGGACGGGGGGGTATTGTCCTCGGACATGGGGCACCAGAGACACGGAGTCAGCCGGGCGCTGTTGGGGAGCGTCACCGGTTGGCGTCGGGTCGCATCCCCGTCGGGTAGTGCTGAAACGCCGAGCCGGCGGGCGGGTAACCCCAAGGGCACCCGGTCCTCACCCCTACCGACCTAACCGATCCGGTGGGGGTGGGGAACGGGACCCGACAACTAGCAAGGCGTCCCGCATGTCGCCAGTCAAGCAACGCGGGGCGCCCGACAAGAAGGAGCGTAGCAAGTGACCCAGTTGCAATCCGAGACCGAGACCGAAGCGCTAGCTCGCGGTTTGCTGGGCGTCGATGCCTCCCGGCGAGTTGGTTGGGCCAAGGCCTTCGACCGCGCTCGGCGTGTTGAGGATCTAGAGGCGCAGGTTAGTTCCGCTCGGAGCGAATTGGATTCTCTGCGCACACACTATGCCCGGCTGGTGGCGTTCGTTCAGGGACTAGGCGTTACCGATGTGCTAGGCGTTGAAGAGATCGCGAAGCACATAGTGGCGACAGCGTCGTTCATGGATCCACATGCGTGGCGGTCGGGGATGCTCGCGGCTGGGCAGGATGAGTTAGCCGAACGTCCCCCTAGGCCGTCGCCGGGTGTCTGGAAAGACGTCTTTCTGCCTGGGGCGCGCGATGAACTACAAAGCCAAGCCGAAGCGCTCGGCCATGTTGATGAAATCAGTTCATATCCCGACGGCTCCTGGTTCTGGACCTGCGCTTGTGGTGCGAGCAAGACCAAGCTGACCGAGAGGCAAGCTCACCAGCGCCGATGGCACCACAAGACCGAGATGGTTCACGGAATGAGCTACGGAGGCTGGCGGCGCACCCTCAAGCGAGCCACTAAGGACGCCCGCACCGCCCGCGCTATGGACGTATACCAGCCAACTGACGGTGACAACGGTGAGGGCACACAGACTGACTGCGGGTCGTCGTCATGACCCTCACCGACGACACCGTGACGAAAAAACTTCCCGTGCTGCGTCCCGCTGCACCACTCGACGAGGTGCTGACCGGTCCGTCGTGGTGGCTGCGACTGGTGGCGTGGGTTGACGCGTGGTTCGTGCTGCCGGCGTGGGACCTTCTCGACTGGTGGCGAGACCGCTACCCAGCCAAGCACCGGCTCGGGGTCGCGCCCGGTACGTACGCCCAACGGTGGGCTTGGGCTGGTCCTACCGGGGAGTGGCCGGCACTCGGGGGTGTGACGTAGATGCCCGCCGCGATCACATTCGCACCCGCGACCCGGAAGCGAGCCCGCGCCCGGATCGCCCTGGCCGGCCCGTCCGGTAGTGGGAAGACCTACACCGCGCTCATGCTCGCCACTGCGTTCGGCGGCCGGATCGCGGTGGTCGACACCGAGCATGGCTCAGCGTCGCTCTACGCCGACGAGTACAGCTTCGATCATGTTGAGCCGCCCAGCTACAGCCCGAGTTGGCTGATCGGCGCTCTCGCCGCCGCTGGCCAAGCTGGCTACGCCACCGTCGTTGTGGACTCGCTGTCGCACTTCTGGATGGGCACCGACGGGATGCTGGAGCAGGTCGACCGGGCTGGCAAGCGCAGCGGCGGCGGGAACAGCTTCGCCGGGTGGAAGGAGATGCGCCCGCTCGAACGCAACATGGTCGAGGCGATGCTGTCCTACCCGGGCCATGTGGTCGTGACGATGCGCACCAAAACCGAGTGGGTGACCGAGGTCAACGACAAGGGCAAGACCGTCCCCCGCAAGATTGGTCTGCGCCCGGAGCAGCGCGAGGGCATCGAGTACGAGTTCGACCTCGTCGCCGACATGGACCTGGAGAACGAGCTCATCGTCACCAAGTCCCGCTGCCGGGTGCTGGCCGGCGCGGTGGTGAAACGACCCGACGCCAAGTTCGCTCAGGTGCTGGTCGAGTGGCTCGATGCTGGCGCCGGCGCTATGCCCACGTCGCTGGACTACCGGGACCGGGCCATCAGGATTGGCGCAACCTTTGATGAACTGCGCGCTCTGTACGGGGAGGTGGCGCAGCGGCGCCTGTTGGGTGTCGAGGTCATTGATGACACGGGCGACGCGGTGTCGCTGGAGCGGCTCATCAAGACCCGTGGCGACGAGGCCCAGGCCCGCGAGGTCGCCGCCTTGCCCATGTCGAAGCGGGCTCAGGGCCGACTGTTCGCGCTGTTCAGCGAGCACGGGTTGGGCGGCGATGAGCACCGTCAGACCCGACGCGACTACGCCGCCCAGGTTCTCGACGAGCCGGTCGAGCATGTTCAGCAACTGACCGAGGGCAAGGCCCGCAAGGTTATCGCCGAACTCGAGGCGAGCAAGCCGGCGGCGGTGAAGTCGTGAACCTCGGCTACGTCGACGACTCGTGGCTTCGCTGCCCCACCGCGGATTGCGGTAAGCGGATGTTCCTGGAGATTGGCCCGGATGAGAGCACCGGGGAAGTGCAGGCGTGGCATGTGTGCTGGTCGTGCAACTACACCGAGCGGGAACGCGAGTGGCGGGTGCCGAGGACGCGCACTGTCGTCTCTACCGCGGCGGAGCGTCGATTGCGAATGAGGTTGGCATGAGCGACAACACCGGGATGCGCCGTTACAGCCAACTGGCGGCAATGTCCCAACGGCGTCTGGAGGAACTCGCCGAGGCGGGGGCGTTGGTGCCCGGGTCGACCTTTGCCCGCAAAGGTCGGCACGCACTGCCGGAGAAGCCGACCAAGCGACACCCGCTGCCGACCGGACCGGACTCGCGCATTGTCGGGATCGTGCTGCGCCGCGCGTTGCGGGAGGACGGGCAGATCCACTGCGAGTGCTGCGCCGAGGTGGCCTGGGGTGAGCGGGCGTGGGACTACTCGATCCACCACCGCCGCGGGCGGCAAGGGCAGCGCACCGACAACACGGTCCCAAACCTTGTCGTGGTGTGCGGGACTGACAACCAGTCCGGCTGCCATGGCCTGATCCATCAGCGCCGGTCATGGTCGCAGCCGTTGGGGTTGTGGCTGCCGCGCAACGGGATCCGCACCGACCCGGCGCTGGTGCCGGTGACGATCGACCGGGGATCGCGGGTCGTGTATCTCGGCGCTGATGGCCGCTACCACGACAACCCACCCGAGGGCGTCCTGGCCGGTGCATCGTGAGTCGCTGGCCGTGGTTCAAACGCCGACCCGACACCCTACGGGACACCCTCGACCACCTGACCACCACTGTGAACTTCCTGGTAGCGGAGAACGCGCAACTACGCGAGGACCTGGCTGAGGTAGCGGCGGTGGTGTTCGGCCCATGCCCGCAATGCGCTGTCGACGACGACGAGCCGGGCTTGCTGCGTCCCGCGTTGGAGCGGGCGGAGACGCGGGCCGCGTTCGACGAGGTGATCGACGACCACCCGGAGCTTGAGGATCTGGCCGAGCTGGAATTCGACGAGGAGGCACCGTAATGGCTTCGCTGGTCCCAACCCGCCGACTCGGCGGGGGCCGTCGGGTCTTCCACTCCGACGCTGACCGCAACTGGGGTGTCCGGCTGTTCGGTCAGGGTCGGTTCAGGCACACGGCTCAGCCGCCATCCAAGAGCCGTAAGCACGGCGGTAAGCCAGGTCGGCGATGACTGAGTCAACCCCTACCGAGTCCGTGGCCGCTTGCGAACTGACCCGCTACCCACCAGAGAAAGTGCTGGCACTAATCGAAGCAGCGAACGCACTCGTGGCTTGGTGGAGGGCTGACGGTGAACCCAACTGGCTGCGAGGAAGGCCGAAGGCGCTGCTTCGTGCCGTCGACGCACTCACCGAAGGGAGCACTGACCGTGAGTGACACCGTGCGCGACCACGTGCGTCGTACGGACCTGCCGTGGCGGATCGCGACCACAACCGAATGCGGCAAGCCGGTTGTCGACGTGGCCAGCGTGATCTCCCGCGCCGAACTGGTCGCCAAGGTGAAGCAGGATGGCATCCAGCGTGCCGCCTACAGCACGTGCATGACATGCCTGGAAACCGCGCGGCGTTGGCCGGACTGGAACGCTGACCCGGTCGAAGCCGTGGCCCGGGACTTCTACGGCGGGCGCCGCGACCCGCGACTACGTGACGAGCTGCGCGCCATCGCCGCCCTGGTCGATGCGCACCGGGACGAATTTGACGACTACCTGACCGGCCTCGGCGAAACGGTGGACCTACTCGCCGCTCGCCGTGCCCGTCGCAGATCCGCTAGCTGACGAAGGGAGTACCGACCTGGACGGATGAGCACATCACACCGGGCGTTACCCGACCGGTGAAGACGAGAAGAAGGAGCAAGCAAGTGAGCAACTACGAAGGTAAGCGCAGACGCCCGGAGCCGGTTCGCCGGTGGAGCTTGCGTGCTGGCGCCGGCGCGGCGGCGTTCCTGGTTGGTGTTCTCGGCGCGGCACTGCAAGGCCAACCCGCCGGGTCGTCCAGCCCACAGGGTGACGTTTACGCCAACGGTCAGTACGCCATGTACTCGGAGACGTTCTGTAAGGCGAAGGCCGCCGGCAACAACCAGCGGCTGAACGAGGCAACCAACGCGTTGAAGGATGTCGCCTACTACCGGGGTGTGCCGTACGTGGCCCCGGTGTGCCCGAGCCCGAGCCCCACGGTCACGTCGCCGAGCCCTTCGACGACCAGCCCAAGTCCAACTACTAGCCCTAGTCCCACTACCTCGCCGAGTCCTTCCCCGACGGTGAGCCCGAGCCCAACACCAACCGGCGTGTGTCTGGATGCGCTGCGTCGCGCTGATCGGTGCGGTTGGCCGACCGCGGCCAGTACTGGGCCCCGCTCGCCCGTGGTGCTGAGCAACTACACCGGGCCGCTGCCGCTGGTGATCCCTGCCGGGACGGTACGCAGCGGGCTGATCGTGCCCGGATGCGTTCGGCTACAGTCCGGCGCGCAACTGCTGGACTCGATCGTCCGGCCTACGGCGAGCACGCTGTGTGGGGGTTACGCGGCGGTGGATCAGGAGTGGTCGAGCATCCAGCACGGCACCGCTTTGCGCTTCGTCGAGGTTGACCTGCATCTGGCCGGATCGAACCGGATGAACATCCGCGCGATCACCGGCAGCGGGTTTGAGCTGGACCACGTGCACTGCTGGGGTGGCGCCGACTGCGTGCACTACGGCGCCGAGGTGTGGATCCACGACTCGTACCTGCACACCCCACCGTGCCTGACCGTTCAGTCAGCGTCGCTGTGCGACAGCT